GGTTGCCAGCGCCCATTGCAGCCAAGTCAGTCAATACTACTTGTGCGCCCACCTCACCAACGGTGATTGAAACGGAAGAAGTAGAGACAGTCGAACTGCTCATGTCGGTGCCTTCGGTCAGGTCGGCGGCAGTGATCGCAGGGTACTTAGGCACCTGAATCGTCTTGCCAGCTTCGTCGCCGATGTTGTACTGAGTAACCAATCCCATCATCAGGGATTCTTCTTCAGCGGTGAATCGTGCCTGAGCGATGATATTCGCAAACAGGTCGTCAAGGGTTGTGCTAGTTGTAGCAGCCATATTAGTAGTCCTATATCAAAGTGGTTTATTTGGCTTTCTTCTTTAACGCATGAAAGGCTTCTCGCCCTCCGTCGTTCCAGTTTTGAACCATGTCAGCCACAGATATAGGCTTCTGCGTGGAGCCACCAGCCATCCCCTGCGTGCCAGCGCCACCTTGGGAGGCTCTGACGAAATGCGGGTTAGCCGTAAGAAAGTCACCCACCAACTCATCAACAGAGAGGGGGTCGGCTTTGTCGTTGTATCTTACCGCGCCGTTGTCGTCTAATACTTCAACCGAACCATCGTCGGAGAGTTTTACACGATTGCGTAGCAGTTGCGATACCTGCTCAGAATCCACAGCGTTGTGCCTGCTTGCTGCTGTCAGTAACGCACCGTCTATCTTGGTGGTTTCCAACGCCATCCGCATGGCTGCAATCTCCAGATCCTTCTTCTCGACAGTCTGCTTTAGTACCGACTCGAACTCGCCTTTTTCCTTTTGGCGTTCTATGTTCGCCTGTTCACGCTCAAGCATGATCTGGCGAGCTTCGTTGATGTCGATACCTTCTAGCTGTTTGTCGTGCTTACGTTTCTCCCTAGCGACTCTATCCGCAACGATGCGGTCTAGCTCCTCTTGGGTAAACGTCTTGCTTTCCTGAACTTCCGTATCTTGCACTGGTTCAGTATCAGTGCTTTCAACCATGACTTCATCGCTCATGTGCGAACCTCTTTCGAGTGGGTGGGAGTATACCAGCTTTTGAGAAATGTCAACAGCTAGTGGGTTACTTTTTAGCTTTCTTGTTTTTCTTCTTCTTGCCGATCTGCTTCAGGCTCTTGCCGTACTTGCTCGGGTTCATCTTTGGCATCTTTCTTTCCTCGCTTCTTCTTGGGTAGTGGCAGCAGCACGTTCACGATTCCATACAGGTCATCAAATTCCAGCTTCTCGTCCTCTGGTGCAGCCGCTGCCAATGGCTCCAGCAGTTCACGAATAGCGGGTGGGATTGGTCGTCTAGCGACCAGATTCTTGGCTCGGTCTAATTCTTTGGACATGGTTATTCCTCGACTATTGGTATCCAGCGATGGCGGCAGTTGTAGCCCCCTCGCACTATGAATGGATCGCCCGGACTCTTGCCTGCCCAGCTTCCTTTCCATATCTCCGCGATCTCGTCACGGGTGTATGTCTTGTTGACGTGCGTTTCGCAGAAATCCCGTGTATCGCGTATCACGTTGCCTCGATACCTGAACTCCTCTACTCCCGCCTCGTTTGCGATGTTAATCGTGAGCGAAGCCGAGAACTGATTGATTGAATCCGTTGCGTAAGTTGTCGCATAACGCCGAAGGTTATTACCAAGGCGATCTGAGTTGTAAACGCTATGGAGTCGATCAACCGCTGCCTGTTGCGTGGCTCCAGTCGTTGTCTTAGCCACCTCCACCAGTTCTTCAATCTCTGCTTGATCGCTTGCTTGATAGATTCCATTGATTCGCCCCCTGACCTCTGAGATGAAGTCCTGTTTTGACCGACCAGACAAGGTTGCCTGATAGACACCGTTCGCCAAGGCATCCAGTTGTGACTGCGCCAAAGCCTCAAAGCCTTGGAATGATAGCCTCTGAAGCCCTGAAATGACCTCTGGCTGGACTTTTGCGAAGTTCCCATAAGTACCTAGCATCTCCTGCAAATCGTCTGAGAGGCCTCTGTAGTCGCCCAGAACGGTCTGTACGCTCGATAGATAATCGTCTTCCAGTATGCGACGCATCTCAGAGCGAGCGTTGACCGCCCACTCCAAGTCAAATAGCTTGCCTGCGCTGTCTGGTGCCGACTGTATGAGGTCAGCCATATCCCGCTCGGTAAGGTCGAAGGCGTTGGACAAGAACTCCTTGTGCCGATCTTCCATAGCCTCTTGGATATTTTCATAGACGTCATCAGCCGCCATCGCTACGCCTCACCCTCCACTGGGAACTGACCTAGCACCTGCGTCTGTCCCTCAATCTCGACGTGAGACTTGGCCAGCTTGTCGTCATCCAGCACAAGGTCTGCGATCTGCTTGTCGATCTCTTGAGCGAGGGTGGCTGACCTGACACCGCTGGATTTCATCTGCTGCAAGAACAGCAGTTCTTTGTCGTAATCACGGATGTCAAAGCTGTCGGGATAGAACACCTCAACGTCGGGCGTTACGTCTAGCCAGTTGCAGAAGTACGTCCACAAGTGTTCTTCGGCTAACTCCAACAGATCGGCCTTCTCTGACAGCTTGGCGTTAAGCATCTGGAACTCAGTCTGCATGGCAATGCCTGACATCGTCTTGGCATCGGTTCCCCGTACAGCGCCCATCTGAGCCATACGGTTGATCGCTTCGACCTTGTCCTTGATGGACTCCCTTATGCTGTTGATGTTCTGACCCGAAGGCTGCAACAGGTACGGCTGAACTGAGTTGTCCATGTCATCAGGTACGTTGATGACCGCCCCCGCTCCCGCACTCGCATCTGTGTCGTAAGTCTTCACAAGTGAGGGGTGGTTGCTGATGCGTATTAGCTGCTCGATCTCAGACAATTCAGAGTAGATTGCCTTCTGCATGTAGGCGATGTCCGATAGGTCGCTCACCCCCACTCCACGGGTCACGCTGCGCTGTGCTGGCAGGTACACCGCTGGAATCTTGCCCAGTGGGTTGTCGATCTCGCTGATCATCTGCTCTTTGTCGCCGTCAGACTTCCACTGTTGGATCGTGTCCTTGCGCCAGATGCGGTAATAACTCACCTTCGTGGTGGCGTTCTCACGGTCTACAGCTTCACGCAGCTTCAGGTAGGTCAGTTCAAAGCGACCTGATGGGGTGCGCTCCCACTTCCAGTCAAATACGTTCTCAGGGGTAAACAGCGACAGGTAGGGCCGGATGTCTTGGTCAAGCTCCTCCGCTCGTGTCTGCGCGTTCGACTCTGGCTTATCAACAAGAATCCAGACGTGACCGTAAACGGATGACCACACCTGAGCCTGTTTCATAAAATTATTAATGCTCGCGCCATCAAGGTCGGCATCTTTCAGTGCAGCATCGAGTGCCGGATTGCCTGCCAGCGAGTTAAACACCCGAACTGGGGGAGTGCGCCACAGAAACGAACTGTAAATGTGGACAACGTTGCGGCAGTGGTTATCAATCGGTGTCAGATTGATGCGCCGAGCGTATTCGTTCTCCGACTCGTTCAGATAGCCGGTCAGGTAGTTGCCTGCCTGATACTCCTCGCCCCCAAGGTATGAGCGAACATAAAGCTCCCACCTATTCTCACTGGCATCGTAATCTGGATGCTGATATTCGATATTGCTGGCCACTATGTCCACCTCACTGGTTGTTCGATCTCTCTTTGTTTCCTGATTGGGTACAGGTATTCAACCAGATACCCCAGTGCGTCATTCATGTGATCGTAGCCATCGTCCTTGTTGGGTTGGCTCGTCCCTTCTTTATAGGTCTGTCGTTCAAGCGAAGCGATGGTCTGCTTACACTTGGGATCGACAAACAGCTTCCGAGCGCCAGTGGTAGACCGGAGCCTACTGTTGACGCTGTTGATTCTGTCTCTGATTGCGGGGTGACTGTTTCGCACCTTCACTGTGAACCCTGCGTTCTGAAGGATTGATAGGTCTGTCCTCCCTCCCGCGCTGGTCTTCCTTTGTTTGCTTGCTGGGTCTGGGTAGATCGTTATTCGCCTGTCCCCATACCTCTGCCGGATCTCGTCAACCATCTCGTCGGTGTTTGAGCCGTAGATCACGATCTCGTCCACGACGCGGATTGTATCGCCATCTCTGACCGATACCGCTGCGCTCATTGGGTCGAGGTTGAAGTCCATCCCAATGTGTAGATCATCACCGATAGCACCCTTCTTGACGCTCTCCTCTCTGCTGAAGGCGTAGTAGATGATGCCCTGATAATTGACAAACTTGGCTTCGTATTCTTGCTGAAACGTCCTTTCGTCTAGGTCATTCCGCGCTGCCTCGATCTCTGCCGCCTCAACATTGCCGCCCTCGATGGTCGTGTACTGAAAGGCTTCCCAGCCCTCCTCTGCGTCCGCGCCTCGCGTCCAAATGTCGTAGAAATGGTTTCGCCCTTTCGGTGTGCCAATAAACAATGCCCTCGTGGGATTATCTACCGAGTGCCGATCAGAGAGCGATGGCCTGATGACTTCGTACCAAGCCTCTGGCCGCATGTCTGCGAACTCGTCTAACACCGCAAAGTCTAGCGCCCTCCCTCTCAGGTTGTCAGGCTTCTCTGCTCCCTTGAGCGATATGGTCGAACCGTTCTTCAGTGTAAGAGACAACGCAGTCTCGTTGCGCTTGCTGACGTATTCCGCTGGCATAGCCTGATTGAGCATGTCCCATGCTATATCCTTGGATGCTCGGTAGGTTGGGCAAACCAGCCAGCAGTTCTTATTCTTACCAGACAGTGCTGCGCGAATAAGCTCATAGACCGAAAGATAGGTCTTGCCAAACCGTCTACCAGCGACAACAGCCCTGAAGCGTGAGTCACTGAAGAAAATGTCATCCTGTGGCCTAGTTAGCCGCATCAGCCCTTTCGATAACGATAGGCGGTAGGTCTTGGGCCTCTGTCTCTGGCTGATCTGCCTGACCCAACCAGTTCTTGCCAAGCCAGACAAGCATCGTGGAATTGCCGTCCATAGCGGCGGTGAACTGCCTACGTCTGAGGCTCATCTTGCCCCCACTCGCCTTTTGCTTGAAATAATCCGAAAAACCAACCCCGCGCTCTCTCTTGCAGGCTGCGTTCAGGGTGTCATAGTCGATGCCAAGGATGCCTGCCTGCTCCTCTCCGGTGCAATGGTATTCACACATCCTATCCACCTGATCCCAATCTATGTCAATCAAGGGTCTGCTCATTTCTTTGTTGCTCGCCTAACCGCTTTGCGTTCCGCCTCAGTGTACGAAGCCTTGCCTTTGCCCCCTTTCGAGGCTTTGTTCTTGGCTCTTGATCCTGCTGCCTTCTGCCCAGACGTGAGAGAATCCCGCGCACCTTTCGGCAGATACCGGCCCTGACCTTTCTCGCCCACATAGTCCCAGTCTTGATCCGTCCAGCGGCTCAGTGATGTCTCTTTCTTCTTCCCTTCGTACTTGCCGCCCATCTGTTTGTAGTAATTGACAGCGAGTTGTGCAGCCCTGCCAGACCATTTGCCGCCCATCTTACGCTTGGCTTTGGCCTTAGCCCTCTCCCAGATTTCGGGATTCTTTCGCTTCGCAGTCTCAGCCATTACTTGTCAGCCTTATGGCTTGCACCAAAGTAGAACGACACCACCGCTGATACCACCCCTCCCAGATAACCAAGGACGAGGTTTATCACTGCCTCTGAGTTAGCGTCTGGCGGCTGAACTGTAACAAGGGTGACGTATCCACCGAAAAACAGAAACGCCAATAACGCCAGAACCTTTGGCGTCCAGTCGCCGTTCTTCCTTGCGTCCTGAATATCGGCGGTCTCAAGCTCAAAGATGTCTACTTCAAGCTCTGCCAAACGGGTCTTATAGGCTAAGTCAGCCTTCTTGATCTCTGCCATTTGTTCCGGTGAGGCTTCGCTGAGAGCCTTCTGAACGGCTTGTGGCTCTGCTGGCACCCCTAGTACCTGTGCAAGTATTTTGCCCGCTCCGGCCCCCACAGGGCCGCCTATGGCGCTCCCTAGCGTCGGTGCTACTGCGCCCACTAATCCCTTGATCGCGTCCCACTTCATACTTCAGCCCTCACACCCGTTACTTTCAGGGTCATTCGTTCTTCGTGTCCGTTGAATATGTCCATCAATGCCGCCAACGTCTTCTTGGAGTTGTACACAGCAGGTTCCAGCGCATCTGAGACGAACCGATCACCAACGCCGATACATCCCTCGATGTCGTGGGGGAAGTTGGCAACGTGGATCAGGATATAACTGCGATCTGGCACATCCATCAACTGAATCACATCTTGGAACCGCGTCCCGCTAAATGGTTGGCAGGCATACGTCCCCTCTGGGATACAGGACACGTTTGGCTCGTTGTTTTTCCAAGGTCGTTCAATGGTGAAGCATGACCAGTCGCCGACACTTAGCTTTCCAAGCGTCCCGCTGTCTAGGTATGCAAATCGTTGCAATAAAGCCATTTGCGATCCTTGTTTTGAGGCTGATTCTGTGCTAGTTGCGAATAATACCCCAATTTTTTACAAAAAAGGCAACTTTTTCGCCCTCTCCCCTGTTGTGTGTGTAAACCTTTGGTGTACAATGATCCCATCAACAACGAGGAACGGACATGCTAACAATCAACTTCAACATCTTGGAAAACGGAATCATCAAGTCAAACGAAGGAGAGGTTCTAGCCTACTTTGACCGTAACGCCGAGATGCTACACGTCAATTGTGACCGAAGAATCTACGAATGCGACAGCGACGAACTGGCTGGCGATATTCTCGCCATCTGCTTGAAAGCCTGTGGAGAGGCCGCATAAGCGGCCCAAGGGGATCACATGAAACTACGCTACCCACTCGCCCTTTTGCTGGTTGTTCTGATCTCTTGTGTCTCTGAGCAAGACTACCAAGACGCGCTGCACGAAGAAGCCATCTATATCCAAGCGGTGTGTGATGGTGTTCACGGGGACTACCTAAGACTTCGGCCTTCTTGCAATGCAAAATGATCTCTTTGGAATAACAGCAACCCCGCCAGCTTCCCCTAAGATGTTCTCAATTCAGGACATAAGCAAAGGTGTAGCCGCTGAGGTTTACAAGGAAAGCCATTACTTTGGCGATAAAGGCTTTCTGCATGTTTACAGCTTCGGCGCTGTGTTCGATTCTTTTTGTTGGGGAGCCATAACCTACGGCACACCAAATGCCAAGAACATAAACGGCCTGTACAAAAGCGACGAGCAACACGGGGTGTTGGAGATTACGAGACTGGCCTTCAGGGAGGGATCGCCCAGAAACTCACCCTCTCGCCTTATATCCCAATCAATCAAACTGCTTCAGCAACGCTATCCACTGCGGTTGGTCATTACCTACGCTGACACAGCGCAAGGCCACACTGGTGGAATCTACAAAGCATCAAACTTTACCTACCACGGGCTAACCGCTCAGAAAACAGACTTTGTCCATCCAGACGGAAGCATAAAGAAGATGAAAGGCGTCAAGTATTCAGAGATGGAGGGCGAGTGGGTAAAGCGAAGTCGGAAGCACCTGTTCAGCTTTCGGCCTGCTTGCTAACCAGCCAGACGTTCTCCCTCGCCTGATCCTCTGGCTTCTCTGCTGGCGGATTGGGTTCTGGGCCTTCCTCGTACAGATCAGAGATGATTATCGTAACCTGCGAGTTGTTGTCCATGTCTTCAATTACTATTGTCGGCATCAAAACCTTGCTCCAAGTATCGCTCTCTCGCTGTCAGTGCCCCTAGATCCCTGCAAGCCTCCTCCAATAACTGAATATCCTTTGTTCTGGCGTATTCAGTAAGCAATTGAACCACATTGCCGCTCAAGAAGTTGAGTTGATTTGCGACGATATATTCCCACGGCTGGATCTCTTTCATCATTCAAAGTCTACCCGATGAATCTCCCCACGCCACTCGTATTCACCAGCTTCGTGTCGGCCATGAACCCTCACAAACTCCGGCTGCAACAGGAAATTGTTCTTGATCGACAGCACTGCGAATCCAGATGACCAATTCTTGGGTGAGTCCTCTGCGTAATCAAACGTCGGTTGGTTAGGTTCTGCCATCGTGCCCAGTTGAATGCCCAGTCTTGTGCCGGTGTAGTCGGAGAACGGCTTGGCTTCTTGGTGGTGGGTATGGCCTGACACTGTGTGCGTTCCAGACATCAGCGTGGTTCTGTGGCCCCCAGTGATACCTGCGCCGATTGGCTTGTGCCGGATCATGATTGGTCGCTCTGCACCTTCAACCCACAAACTCGTGGAGAATATCCACGCTGGGAACTGCTCGCGCAGGCTAAATCCTGGCACCCCTTTGTACTGCGGCAGAGCGTCAGCCAGCTTCATGTCAAACCGAGAATCGTGGTTACCCATCACCCAGTAGCGTTTGGAGCTTGGCGAAGCCTTCTCGATTTCCTCTAGCCGTTGGTGAACAGCGTTCAGTTCCTGCTCGACTGTGGGCCTTTCCTCCCACCCATTTGGAGCGTGTCGGCTGATACTTGCGCCATCCAACAGATCGCCATTCAGGACGATAACATCAGGCTGAAGCTGTTTGGCCAGTTCAACGAAGGCTAGATGGGCAGTGGTGACGGTGTTGATTTCATAGTGCGCGTCCGATCCGACAAGAATGGTCAGATCCTTCTTCACCTTCAGAACCTGACGAACTGACGGTCTTGGCTTCTTGTCCTTCGACAAGTGTGCTGGCACCGAGATAGTCATGCCTAGCGCCTCTTCCGCCCTCCTCCGTCGATGGAATACGTTTCTGACCCCTACCCCGTATCGGTCTGCCATCCCCTGAGCGCCGATTGAAGAGAACTCATTCGCGAATATTTGATCGTCTACTGGCAGCTTCGCTCGAGCCATGTAATCCTCCACGCCTTGCGTAGTTATTGCAGACGTGTGCAAACACCTGCCGTTTTAGTCCCTCATCAGATTCTTTTTTGTTTTCCGCGTCCCAGACTTGCTTCATTGCAGCGTCCATAGCCTTGACCATGTCCTGTGCAACAGCGCGTGGTGATCTCATCTGCGCTCACCCACCCGACGCTCGTGTGCTTTGATCTGTTCTTCCCAATCTGCAATCATCTCGCGGTAGTCTGCCGCGTAGAATTTGATCGGGTCTTTCTTCGTTGCCAGCATGTGCTCCACTGCGTCTTTGCCATACCAGTCAATCATCCAGATCGTATACTGCGCCTCTGCGCTGCCGTGTTTCATCCCGAACCCGTTACAGCCTCGGCACTGTGGGTGAACGTTCTGTTCCTCTAGCGCCCATCTGGACGATGACCCCTTCGGTATAAAGTGACCGCCATCCATCTCTTTGTAGTGCTGAATCTTGCCACAAGATACGCAAGCAGCGAATCCCGAGTCATCAGCCGCGCTGATTCTGGCAAGTTTTTGTAACGTCTTCAATGCCTTGGCGCGAAGTGTTGCGCTTGTGGGTTTCTTCGCCATCAGACAATCCGGCGCTGGTTAGCCTGCTTCGTGCGCTCTGCGTCGAACATCAACTGCCCGAGCATGATCTGCTTCTTCAGTTTCTCAGCCATCAAACTGGCTTGCTGGACTGCCCGATAGTGGTTGGCCCACTCTCCCGTTGATCTTGTTTCTGTTTGCGCCTTAGCAGCACTTGCCCCGCCGTCCATGAATGCCTTCTGTGTGGCAGCTTCAAAAGACTTGAAATTAGTCTCTGCCTCAATTGCTTCCCGACTCGCCCCCTCCCATTCATTAATTCGCTCACTCAATCTGGTCAGTATCTGATCTAGTCGATCCATTTTCTCTCTCCCACGTCGTGACATTTAGTGGGGTTTGGTGACCCACTAACAAAATTCATATTGGCAGACTGTATTTCCACTCGATCATTTC